GTACCGAACCGTATTTTAAAGTACCCGCGAAAAACTTTAGTCCTAACCCGTGTGTCAAAATTTTTTTTTATTTGCAGACTGAATTAAACACAACAATATAAAATAAAAAAAGATGAGGAAATGAAACCCCCCCCCCTCTTAAAAAATCAAGTTAAAAAAATAGTTCTAAGAGGGCTATCGTTTTAGGATAATCCCTGACGAACTGATATCTATATGCGGATACACTATATAAACCTTACTATTTGAGATGCTCTCTGTAGAACTCTGGATTCTCTGACGTATAGTAGGTACACTGATCGCATTTGTCGATCTTTAGGTGCTTAGCCATGATGTTTTTCTTCTCTGACTGATTCATTTTCAACTTTGGGTTAAGCATGATGATCTTGATAAAGTCACACATATCGTCAGAGTCGGTGTTCAACTTAGCCATGTGAGCCTCCAATTCGTTCAATTCCTGAGTTTCCCTCATAGCCCATTTTATGCCTTTTGTGGTCATTTCTTTCTTGAAATCATGACAGCCGTGATTGCATTTCTCTGCACGACAGTGTATCTCGTCTATGCACTCACGACACTGTTTTTCGTTGTCATAGACTTCCCAACGGCTTAGAACTTCAACTTCGTCACCCGCGAGACTGGCAAGACTTCGAGTAAATTCTGCCGAAACAACGATAGCCTGATATCTTGAATAAGTGGTTGCAAATCTTTTGTCCCTAGCCATGCGTATAGCCTTTGCGGACTTTTCACAGAACTCTCCCTTGTGATCATGTGCGTGTTCGTTCTCCAGTTTAATCGCAAGTTTGACCAACTCGTCAGACATGTCGCAAGTCCAGTTATGGTTCCTCACGGACTCAAGTTCGTTCTTTACCTTTATTTCCTTTGCCGGACCTAGATTCTCCATGTCCCTCATGCGTTTTTTGAGATCATGAGTTATGGATAAGAGGTTGGCGTCGGATATCTCGTCTGCAGAGATGGTTGTTTCTTTCTTTGGATAGTTTGTATGTGCCTCCTTGTACTCGTCAGGCAGGCAGTTGATGATCCATACCTTAGATATGGCAGTAAAGTTTTTGGCAGCAATTTTTTGAATCAGAAGTGATATGAGTTTCTTGTCTATGCCGTCCTGTCCCCTAGGTCTCTGGGTATCTGCGGCTAGTATTGTCTTGAATCGAGCAAGTACCTCAGGTCTTTGTTCGTCTATTCCCTTGGCAATGTGATCTGCCAGTTCGAGAACCAAGTCCTTAAGTTTGACCTTGTTTACCTTGGAATCTATCTCCCTGATGTCACTGATAATGCGTTCGGTATTTGCCACATAGTCTATCAATATAAATAAAAAGGTGTGGTTAAGGTATTTAAACCTATTGTTTTGACAGACGAATAAGTCTTTCCACGATAGAGTTGACTATCATGCCAAAGACGTCCATCTTTTGATTCATGTCAGGGTAACGGGCTTGTGCTATGCCTCTAGCAATATTGTATAGGGCTTCCTCTTGCTTGATTTCACCGTCAAATTGTTTCATATATTTGGCGTCTACTTTCGAGTCGGTAGGAATGCCAGCGCTCTCAGGTGTTGCAACCATGGGAATGTAGGTTACTTTGCCATTGATAGATCGGTTTGCCTGTTCCCCGTTGGAATGATACCATGCCAATGTGGGAACCCCTTGCCATGATTTGCCTGTCGGTTTGCAAGTAAGAACGGATCCGTCTTCGTGTGTGAATTCGAGTCCGTCTTCTTTTTTAGGAAATCTTGCCATGTATTATGTATGTGTTAGTCCAAATATAAGTCTTTCCATTCGCCCTTGGAGTTGCAACTTCTCCACCCGATTCCCGGAAACTTGTTGTATGCGTGAATCACCTTAAAGTCTTCCTTGAGTATTTGCATGACAGGTGCGCGATACTTTGGGTTCCAGCATACGAATTCATAGTCTTCCGTCGGACTAATGGCATACTCGCACAGTTCCTTGTTCTCTTTTGGTACAAGGTATTTCTTGTTGTTGTTTGATGATAAAGATTTAGCCTGAATACCCCACCTCATTTCGTCTTTCCATGCCAGAAGATCGAATATTCCCTTGGAAGCATAGGCACGTTTTACTATCCACCCACGTTCCTTAAGATAGTCTCTAATTTTATATTCAAAGTCTCTGCCAGTCTTGTAAGAGTTTATACGTCTCTTTGGCTTTGCTTTGGTTGTCTTTTTTACAGCCAATCTTCGCCTGCCCAAGCCATGACTTTCATAATTCTGTGTTCAGCGTCAATGTTCATATCCTCACGCTTCATTGCAACGTGTATTGATTCGTGTACTATGGTATCTATGAGGTCTGCATAGTTCTCATGTGACGCAAGGTTAACCCAAGCGTAAGGAACGTCCGAATACGTGTCACCTTTGGAGTCGTCTGTAGGATTCCTCATGCGAAATAAGACCGTATACGGTTCGTCTTTTCTATGACAGTCAGTACAGGAATGAAATGGTTTGGTCATAATGTATGTTATATCTCAGAGGTTTTAGGAAGTTTGTCTGTGCCTACTTTTGTAAATTCCATGACTAATTCGTCTCTCTTTCGAGCCATAGCCTTGATGATTTCGCCACCTTTGACGTATTCTTTGTTGATTCTGTTGTAATTATTGGCGGCTTTCTGCAGTTTAGGCTGCAATCTGCGTACCTGTTTCTGTGTTTTCTTGATATCTTTCTCCAGTTTCATGATATTGCGCGTAAGTATGAATTTATCCTTGGTATTCTGTTTGATCATAATAAAAATATGTTGGCATAAGGTTATAAACCTTAGCCGTGTTGGTTGAGTTTGCCGTTGTAGGCGTCAAAGGATACAGTCCACGTTCCGGGTTTTGAGTTCTTTAACTTGTTACGCTGATCAAACCATTGATCCACGCCGTCTCTTATTCCAGTGGTGAAGCAGCCTGAGTTGATGAGTATCTGTTCCTTGCTGTCCCATTTGAGTTTCTTTTGATTCCAAAACAAAGTCTCGGACTCGAATCCCATTGGCTGATGCAGGTGTCCCATCTGATATATGTCAGCCTCAACGTTTACGGTCAGATTCTCCAATGCCTTTTTGGCGTCTCCGCCACCAGCACCGTGATTGACAAACAATGTCTTCTTCATCAGGGACTTTCCCTTGAATTGAATGTCCAGTCCGACAAATCCCTTGGAACCGAGGAACGTAGTGCCGTGGTCGTTCTTGCACCATCTCTTCATCTCGCCCTCTTCCATCACTCTGGAGTTGTATTCGTGGTTTCCCCACTGCTCGTACCAGATCTTTTCCATTCCGCATTTCTTATACGAATTGTTCTCGTCAAACAGCTCTGAAAAGAACTCGTCAAACGCGTTCATCTGGTCTGCCTTGGTAGTCATTCTGACAGACTCGTCCTTGAATCTGGGATCCTTGGGCAGAATCAAATCCAGTTGGTCTCCGCCAAACGATGTGAACCTGTAAGGATCGTCCAGTATTCTATCTAGTGTGCGATTTGCCAGACTTTCCTGCCAGTTCTCGTTACCCATATGAAAGTCAGATATGACTTCCCAGTGTACGATGGTGTCAATCTTGTCAAGTTCAATCACGATTGGTTTACTAAACATGTATAGTATAATATATGTCGCCTTTATAAGTCTTTCTTATTTCAGTTTTACTCTGCGCAAGGTCTTGACGAACTTTAGTTTTGGCAGCTCAGGTACCTTGACATAGCCTCTTGTATCGGCATATTCTTTCTCCTTGATGCCAAGTCTGACCGCGTGATCCCATATGATTCTCTTGTTATACCTTGTACCGTCCAGCGTATAGTGGTATTTTGCACCCGTTTGACCTACGTGTTTCCAACTGTTAGCCCTGTAAACCGTGCCAGTATGTCCCTCTGTCTGATCCGCATACGTGACCAGACACTTGACTGCGGGATATTTTTGTCTGAGTATTGTCACAGCCTTTGACATAAAATAAGTCCTTGGACAGTCACAATCATCTAGCACGACCATGCGCAGAAATTCCATGACGTTCTTTTCGTTGCCGCCCTCGCATATGCTTTGCGCGACAAGTCTGCCACTGCACTGTCCGAACGTTATGACGCCTTGCAGTTCGGGGTGATCAATCTTGTACAGTCCAAGTATGATGCTAGCCTTGCCAAAGGCTTGCGTATAGTGATGTTTAATTACAAAAGGTTTTGCGAGTTCGCGATCTATTCTTACTACGATGTAATCCATACGTTAGTATTCACTCAAACGCTTTATAAGTGTTTCGAGCAGGGCAAAGTTGTCCAGAGGTATTGATCTGATTGTCATGTTCTCGTTCTTTTTCTCCAAGGTCTTGCGTATGTATATGTGTATGAGTTCAAAGTCACGCTGCGTGATGTCGTCCGCCTCAAGATAGAATATTCTGTTCTTCAATGTCTCATTACCTCGCACGTAAGACATATCAACTGTCCGTCATGGAACCCGCAGTCCACGTTTGACGCGAAGCAGAAATGACAGAGACCTTTCAAGATACGTCGTCCTCCGTCGTGTTTCTCAGGGTGTCAAACACCTCGGTATCCACGAACTTTACGTCCATCTTGTTTGTGATGTATATTCTATAGTTGTCAGGCAGTCTAAGGGCTTCCAACCTTGCAGCCAAGTCTTCTTTCTGTGTGTCAGACCATGACTTTGGCACGGAAACTATTATATCGTCAGACATGTATAAACTCCCCGTTCATTGCTATTAAACCATTGTACTTGTATATTCCACAGTGGGAACAAAAGTCACTCATTGGCAGTATAAAGTTTCCCACGGTAATAAACCCGTTGTCTTCGGTAAAGCTCATCGGCTCAAAGCTTCCGCTCTTCTTCTTCTTCTTCATCGGCTTGTTCCAGTCCGTTATCTCCTTAAAGTCCCCGAACTTGTTGTCTATGCACCACTGTTCTATGGCGTTGATCTTTTTCTTTATCTCGTCCTTGTGTTCAGGCTTGGCTTCCTTTAGTTCAGCCCAAAGATCAGCCAG